CAGTTGCAACTGCTTCAGATGCTTGTACATATACCCAAGTGTCGTTCAAAACACCAATTTGGGGCGTTCCAAGAGCAACAACCGCATCCGCATCACGCTGTGCGAACATTGGAGTTACAAAATTTAATACGCCAAAAGTAGAATTAGCCATTTTTATATCCTCCTCGTTAAGCCAGCAGAACGCCGCAGAATTGCGGGCCGCTTGAAGTTAAATTTCCAGCAAAGCCAATTAGTTTAACGATAGCATCTTGATTGACTGCTTGGCGTTCGCCACCGATTGGTACGAAGTTGCGGTTAACGTTAGGACGGAACATCAAATACTTGGTGTTCAGCATCCACATATGACTTGCTGTTGCGCTTGAACCGATACCACCGTCCAGAACAACATCAGAAGCCATACCAGCGCCGTAGTATTTGAGTGAAGCAAAACCAGCTCCAGCAGTGCTGTTTCCACCATCGCTAATACGCTGAATGCTTTGCAGCGATTGCAGGTACATACGATAGAAGATGTTGTCAGCAACGATCAGATCAGGCTTGTCCGTACCCCGAATCAACTGAACAGCTAGTGAGTCCATGTAACCTTGAATGTTGGATGCTGAAGTAGCCGATCCACCATCGGTAGCTCCACTGAACTTAACTGAACGCCAGAAGCTATAGGTAGCACGATTAATGCCGCCGTATGTTCCAGTGCTTGGTGCATCAGGTACAGCAGCGCCTAGCCCGGTCAAATTCTTACCAGCGTTACCAGTACCATCGAGGTACAAGTCACCACTGATACGATTAGCCAATTGAGCTTCAGCAACATTCATACGACCATCAAGCAGGTCAATGATTGCTTCTTTACCGCTGTTCTGAATCATCTCAAGACCGCTGATTGAAACAGCAGCAGCGTATTGGGTGATAGAGAATTGCGCGGCGCTGATCGGGCTGTTTTGCGAAACATTCAACACTTCATAGCCCGAATAGCTATTGGTATTATTAGTTGCCGAATCTGAATACATGATTTCCTGAAGGATAACATTCCCACCAGAAAAGGTTTTTACATTGCCACGATCTTTCAAGCGGCGCAGTAGTGCGTTGTTGTTTGTCCTTGTGTTATGTTCAGGCTCTTTATCCCGAACCTGCATATTCCATTTATATGCAGAGCAGACTATCTCATCGCAAGTTTTATCGCTTTCTTGGTAGCGCTAATCTTAGCACCGTGACCTTTCGGCCTACCAATCTGCGCCAATCTACGCTTTAGGTTGCTTTCTGCGCTCGGTCTGTAGCCATTAGCTACCCTAGACTTTGCTGCCATTGCAGGAGCGTTTGGAGGCGGTCTAAACGAATACTCATTCTCGTTTAGTAACAAATTACTACCTCTATAGTGCTTCATCCAAGACAACTCGCGCTCACGCTTCTCAATCACTGATACTTCTGCTGGCATTGTCTCAAGTACCTTCATCTGAAACTCACCAGCGTGATCGTTCCACGCTTCTTGCAACCTCTTAGAGCTATGCTTACCGGCTTTTAGTAGACTCCTATGCTCTCGCATCCTCTTACCTATCTTGCCCGCTGTGCAGCCTACATACGCTGCCCCAGTGCTTGCATCCTCTAAACCGTACACTGTCACCATTTGGAATACTCCTCTGTGGTTGATACTTACGCTCCGCGCTCGTGGGACTCTGCTTCCGCTTTGTCCTAGTCGTTACACCTTACGCACCCATTGGGTATCCTGTGCGTCTTGGCTCGGTGTTGGCATCTCAGCTTTTCACCGAATTCACGGAGTTTTATAACGTCTATAAGTTAAACGTTGTCAGCTAGTTCACCCGTACGACTTTGAATGTTAGTCGCAATGATGTCTGAAACTGAACTATTGGCGAAGGCCATAATTTACTCCTCAGTTTAGGTTATCAAAAACGCTCATCTAGGTTAGCGAATTGTTCCACTAACATTGAGCGCCTATCTTGCGCTTTGGTCGTTGTCGCTACTCCGGGTGTGGAGCTTTTAACGCTAACCGCTGCCGCCTTAGCAGCTTTCGCCGCTTTGTCTACCAGACCTATCTTCTGGACGTTTGCACTAGCCTGTTGGGCTTGTGTTTGTCTATCGTATAAGTCAGCGTCTAGGCGTAATGCCTTGTCGTAAGCCTCATCCAGCGTATTAGCCATACCGCCTTGTAGCAGTTGGATCATTGCTGGTCGAAGCTCCTCGAAATACTCTTTCTTTTGTGAGAATGAGTCTATTTCGCCGTTCATAATCTTGCTAGATTCAGCTTCCTTCTCTTGCTTCCATTGCTGCATCTCGCCGCGCACTGAGTTTAACTCGTTGCGTAGTCCGTATACTATATCATGCTGTGGCGCTTGTTGCACACCATCCTGATTTGCAGCACCCATGCCGTACTGCTCTCTCAACTGAGCAAAGTAGTATTCCTTTTCCTGTGGTGAACCGTTGCGTAAGATGTTATCAGCCTGTAGCAGACCGCTAATGGCTTCACTAGGCTTAATCCCTAGACCGTTTATCGTATTGAGATACGGCTGTACCACCCGTTCCATCTCATCAGCGTACTGAGCCTTACTTATAAGCGGCTCGACACCAGCCCGCATCTGCTCTTCACGCTGCCATGCGTATTCTTGTAGTTTTGGCGATGCTGCTGCCCACTCCTCATGGTAGTCTTTCTTCCATGATGCTGGCGCCCTTTGCCATACTGGAGGCTCTTCTACTACTTCTGGAGCTTCTACAGGTATCGTTGGTGCGTACTTGCCATCAGCACTGCGTACTCTCTCAGCCTTTGGCTCTGTCTCTAATTCATCAAACTGTTGTGCTAGTAGTTCTTTCCTGTCTATTACGTTTGTATCGGGTACTGACTCTGGCATATCCATTTATTTCTCCCTGTGGGGGTTATTGGTAAACCTTTGGTTATCTCGCATCCGATCCATTAGCTTGTTAGCTTGGGAATGCGACATATTTGCTAATTGTGCGCTTAATACTTCTCTGCGTGTATCTTTTACGACAGGTGCGCGGCTTGTCATAGTCTCGTTACCGACTTCAAAGCAGTTATGCTTCCTTAGATGCTCACGGTGCATAGCCCTGCCAGTAATCATTGTGCCATCAGCCATAGACTTGTAAGGAGCTATGTCAGGCATGATGTAGACCTTAGCATCATATTGCTCTGCGCCTACCTCTACAGCTTCCCCGTCTATATATACCCAAGACTGTCTCATGCTTGCCCCAGAACAATAGCTACTTCAGTATTAGCGGCCTCTTCTGCCTCACGCACCTTGTCTACCTGTGCCTTTGCGCCTATCTCTGCGACCATGATGCGAGTAGATGAGTCTAGTTGTGCTTTGTAGCGATTAAACTGATCTAGGTATTGTAGCTCCTGCATCTTCATCTGCTGGCGCATCTGCTCTAGCTGTGCGTCTGCCTGTAGCTTCATCTGCTCGATCTGCATATCAGCCTGTACTCGTGCCTGTTGAGCCTGTACGTCAATCTGAGCCTTCATCTGAGCGGCCTGTGCGTCTGCTTGCATCTTCATCTGTTCAGACTGTTGCTGCGCTTGCATCTTCATTTGCTCAGGGTCAGGCTGCGGCTGTTTAGGCTGCTGTGATGCTGCCTTCATCTGTTCCAGTGCGGCATCCAGAGTACCCTCGATAGGCTCTGCTTGCTTAAACGCTCCGATACCGAACTTCATCACCTCTACCAGCATTGGTATCATCTCAGGTGACTCGCGGCCCACAGGTAAGGCTTGGCCTAAGAAGCCGCCGAACGCCTGTAGGAACTCCATACGATTACGCTTGTTCTGATCTTCATCCAACTGCACCAGACTGTCAGCCTCGACATCTATTCTAAAGTTAGCTAGTGGCGAGTCTTTAAGAAGCTCTATCGCCTGTGGTATCAACTGCTGATCTGCATCAGACATCTGCTGTGCAGAAGCGTACTGCAATAGAGTCTGCGGCTGGAACTTGGTACACATGATCTGCGCCTTGAGCTTAATCAGGCTAGACGCAAACAGTGCTACCTCTTCCTGCATTGCTCTTAGTCTAAGCCCGGCATACTGGCCCTTGATCTGTTGTGCAGTTGCAGTCTCACTTGCACTGGTCTGACCCCTGATAATGTCAGATATGCCCGTTATCTCGTAAATCTGGCTCTTTATGTCCTCTCTTGCCCGGTAGCAGTTGATGAGCGTAGCAGCTATGACATCTAGCGGTAGGATGTCGATACTACCCTTCAGCCCACCCTTTTCACTGAATGCCATCCACTTATCGACAGGTATCAGCGTATTATTGTCTCCCTCTGTCAGTAGACGTTGTAGCGTTGGCTGGCTTGCGTCATATACTCCCCGCACTCTTAGAGCCTTGACCAGACCGTCAATTCTGTCGCTCAGAATGTCCAGCTCTGTAGCTTGATCCTGATACAGCACAAAATCAGGTACAGGAACGAGTGAGTCAGAGGTTAAAGTAGCGTACAAAGGCTTGCCACAAGGGAAAAAGCCTTCTACCTCGATGGGGTCATCACGCTCGTCTATGATGTAGTTGCTGGTCTTACTAAACCAGTAGACCTTGCCGCTTTCCTTATCCCATAGCTCACATATCTTTGCTCTAGTATGCTCTTTGCTAGACTGACCATAGGAAGTTAGTGTCTGTGGGCCGCTGTCTAAAGGTATCTTCTTTGCAGACTCCTCACCAAAACGCTCTATAAGCGCCTCTCGCGTCATGTAAGCCCAGCGCCATACTACCGTGACCTCTTCCCATGTCCTCGCTACTGAGTGACCAAAGTCCTTCCAGTGAACGTAGTCAGTTGGAGCGCACTCGTACTCGATCTCTTCATAGGTTTCTGGGGTGTCACCTTTCGTTACATCCTTTTCATCAGCGTCCTCAGTAACCTGTAGCCCATCTTCTGGCATATCACGCTCAATTAGATGTGGCTCGTACCGTACCCATGCAACACCACGACCGCCAAGAAAGCGATCCTGCACCGCATTCTTCATAGTTGCCCGGAAGTCTGGATAATGCTCAATCTCGTAGTCAATCGCTCTCTGAATGATCTGTGATGCTACGCGGCCTACTTGGTCATTGTCTCCAAACCTTCTCGATACGTCAGCCATAGGCAGCTTAGAATAGACTGCTGGGACTAGAGTCTGTACGTTTGACCAGAGAATATTAAACTTTGCCGTCTCGTTACTGTTCTGGCTGCGGTTGTCATCTCTGTAGCGTTTAACGATCTTTGCAGAACGAGCCTCCCACTTCTTGAACTCGTTGTCATAGCTACCGATTACGTTCAGATATTTCTCAATTGGAGTTTCGGTCATTTTCTGTCCTGTTGTCTAAGTGCTTCAGCTATTGCTTGAGGGTCTAACATTGAGCCAGCGGGAATGGCTGGCATAACAGAGAACATATCTTTGCCAAACTTTTTAAGGAGATTTTTACGCTCTGCTTCATTAGCATAAGTGTATACATCCTTAATCCCAGCATTATCAATGATCTGCCTTGCTTTGTTAGGTAAGTCACTAGGAACTAATGCTCCTTTAAACTCGCCAATGCCTACCGATCTTTGCGGCTTTACTTCAAAGTAATTAGTTGGCATTTGCTTCAATCCACCAATATAAGAAGATAATTCAGCTTTTAGTTCAGTAGGTATATTTTTATAGATTCTGTCTAGCGCATTGATGTTTCCAGTTTCCGCTACCTCCAACATAGCATCGTCAGGAGAATAGTTTTTATCTAAGTTACGCAGCTTTCCTGATATGGAGCTATACATTTCATCGGACGGTTGTTTTATATTTGTAAATTCATCATTTGATATAAGCCTATCTCTGCCCTTAGTAATCTCGTCAAACTTCTTAAACTTAGGAGTAGCTACTGCCCTTAGATTGCCTACACCATAATTCCAACCTTCAGTGTTAGGGCCACCCTTCATATCTTTCACTATGTTTTCTAAATTAGCTTCAACATATCTTCTGTTTCCAGAAGGTGTATATCCCTTAAATATCTCATTTTTAACCTTTACACCGCTTTCAGGCAAAGATTGCATAAACGAATCAACCCATGAGTCATACTCATTTTGATTAGCTTGACGTAGTTTGTATATCTGCTCATTAAACTGCCATTTGTCTGCATAATCTTCAGGGTTTGGCAAAATACCCTTTTCTTGCAAGAACTTTGCTTGCAATAATTTGTTGTTTGGAGCATCGCCAAAATTACCTATTAGCTTTTCTAACTCAGTCTCACCCCTTACAGGCAACTGTCTAGGCAAATCTCCAAACATATTTGTAAGGTTTGCACTAGACTTATTATCCATACCGCGCTGTATTTCTGGCCTGCGTTTTGTGTATGCGTCTGACTTGTACACCGGATTTACTTTAGAAGGCACTGCCATTTCTCTGCCGCCAACAAAAGTAATATCACCAAATCCTTCTAATGGACTAGATAATTTACTTATTCCCAATGATGGAACTGGCATACCACCTAATCTGTCAGCGCCATACAGTTTTTCAGCGGTTAGATTATGAGTTACAAGCATTTCATCACCAGATTTAACGCCCGGCACATACTCTGACATTTGTGATGGGAAAGATTTGCCCTCTGGAACTACCCCCATTCTTGTATCAGGCATAAGCCTTGCAAATCCAGTGCGGTCTTGTATATGTTCAGCAGCTTTCATTGCAGCAGCCTTACCTAACGCCTTGCCGACAGGCATCATTGCACCAGACACACTAGCAAGGTCAAATAGTCTGGGGTCTACCTTAGCGGTCTGTAGTGATGCACCTCTGATGGGCGGTGTGCCGTAGCTCATGTCCCTTACAAGACTTTCAGTTCCCTTCACCCCTAGGTCAGCTAAACTCATACCTCCAAGAAAAGGTATGCTCTCAGGTAACTTGTCCCGATCAAGAAACTCTGATACTGGAGCAAGAAAGTTAGCTACACCACCTAGAAAACTATTCTGTGGCGTGTTCCTAATCTCGCCCCGATACGCTAGGGCTTTGGCTAGTTCTTTAGCGGAGGGCATTTTTTCTAGCCATCATTCTAGCTCTAGCTTGTTCTGCGAAGGTGTCCAGTGACGGGTCTACTGCTGGTGCGCCAATTAATCTAGCTTTAGCCTGTTCACCGTATGCGTCCATTGCTTGGTATGCAGGGTTAGTTGCAGATAGAGCAGCAGACTGCTGTGGCGTAATCTCAACGCCATTGACCGTCTCACTCAACAAAGTACGCTTTGGCGTATAGGTCTGTAGTCCAGCAGCTAGTTGTTTAGGACTAGGCATTATGCTGAGAATATGCCTACAGCCATAACCTCAACACCTGCTCCTGTCGTTACTTTCCATGCACCAGTAGTAGATGCAGCGTTGATCTCGATATTGTAGACATTGATACCTGTGCCGCATGATGCAGGTAGCACTGTATGGGTCAATATGCCTACGCCTGTTCCGTCTACCAGAACTACATTGCCTGTAGCAGCGGTGGTGACTGTACATATTAGTCTGTGGATGTAGTCACCGATTGCGCCTGTGCCGCCTAGAACTTGTGCTGTTTGACTTGCTGCAACGTGTTCGGATTGGTATCTAAATGGTGATTGTATGCTCATATTCTGCCTCTCTTAGGTTGATTTGCTTGCGCCCACACATCGTTCAAAGTTGCTGTGTTTTGCTCTCCTACCATCAGCGGTTTAGCCGTATCAGGTTGTCTGACTCTTGGCTCTGACCGCCATGCTATTGATAACATTCGGAAAGCGTCTGCCGGATGAGAACACCAGTCATGTCTTGGTGTCTGCCGAAACGCCTTCTTGTCCTCATCATACTCTCGTTGGTACTGACGTAAAGCCTCGATACCTTCACTGCACTTGTCTGCATCAAACCAGCACTGCGGCAAGACTTTACGAACAGCCTGTATACCGTCTTGCACTGACAGATCTGGCACGATAGCTAGGCTATTGATGCCAAAATGTACCGCTAATTGCTCAATTACTGACTTACCAGCAGCCGCCAGAGTCTTAGCTCTAGCATCATGAGGTAAATAGTGCTTACCGAAATTATACGGCCTTGACAGGATATTTGCAGCAATTTCATCAATATTAGCACCAGAAACGGCGTAATAATCAATTATATGTACTTCATCGCGAATTACTTGATAAAACCAGACTGCCGTATCATCTCTATAACCAAGATCGAATGCAGTATGGACAGGCACGTTATTGTCGTAATTGACTTTGGTGACGCGCCCTTGCTCTGTAGCCTCACGCATCTCTGTACCGTAGTACGCGCCAAGGATAGCGGCCTCGAATGAGCATTCGTACTCCTGCATATACTGGTCAGGTGATAGTTGAGCTTTAGCAGCCGACAGCTCACCCTCTGGCAATAGCTTGCTGACCGATGCAGGTAGCTCCAAGCAGAACCACTCGCTAGGTATTCTCTGAGCTGTGCTGTAGATGTCCCAAAACTGATTCTTACCCTTCGGAGTACCGCTAAAGACGCACCAGCCTTGCTTGTCACTGAGTGCTGGACGCAGAATTGATCCCCAGACGCTAGGCTTGAAATCAGCGTACTCATCTAGGAACAGCCCATCAAATCCCAAACCTCTCATGGCATCAGCGTTATCGGCCCCAAATAGCCTTATCCTAGCGCCATTGACTAGGTCTACATAAAGGTCGGACTCATTGACTGATGCAAGTATTGGTCGTGCGTAATGCTTGAGGTATTCCCACGCTACGGACTTGGCCTGACTGCGGTATGGTGCTATGTATGCGAATAGGGGCATAGCAGACGCACAGACAGCGGCAGCACGAATTAGCTCGTTCACAGCTGCGACTGTCTTACCTGCGCGCCTGTGGGCCACTAGGCAGGCCCAGCGTTCCGTCCTCTCATGGAACGGCATGAACGCCCGCCTTGGCTCGTAATCAAGCTCTATTTCGTTGGTTTCCACTTAATCACCATCTGAACTGGCCCTTCATCCTTGCCAGTGAGTTCTGTGCGGCTCAATTTTGGTACATGATACTCGATCATGTCGGTGTAACACTGGAATGCTACCAGAGGGCCTTTGGTCTCAGCGATCAGGTCTAGCCATTCCTGCACTCGATGAGCATTACCATCAACAAACCGGGCAATAGCCTCTCTAGCGTTGGCTGTGGACTTGTTAACCAATCCTTTTGGCCTACCCGGGCCAGCCTTTCTACCAGTTTTACTTGGTTTTTTAATGACCATCATATATCTCGCTTATTTTTGCTTAAATTTTAATCGACACGGCAAGCATACACCGTGAATTAACTTGCTACTATAGCGACCACAAAGATCGCAATCTCCTGATTTTACAGGATGATTAATGTGCAGTGCGTATTTCATTGAGTCTAATAGCTGGGAGTTTAGCTGCTTCTATCACATCGCCCAAGTATTTTATAGCGTCTAATCTTGTCATACCTTGAATGGTAGCTGGAAAGCTGCTGACTGGCACTCCATTGGAATCACATACAATCTCGTGCATTGCGTAGCCTGCGTGTGTTCGCACCATTCTAATCATAATCTGCTCTTGTGCTGATAGGCCCAGACTTGGCTAGGCCCAGCACCCTCATTGTCTATCTTGATTCGATCTACCGAACCCTGCCGATATAGGTAGGCAACTGCCATGCTAATCTCCGCAGAGGTTAAGTCAAGTATTTTTTTGATTTGCGACAGGGTGATAAGCCCTTGAGTGTTTGAGATTAGAAGCCGCGTCTTGGTGACTGCATTAGCCATGTATCACCACCGCAATAAGAGTAACCAACCCACCAACGGTAGCAACTACCACAACCTTGACCCACAAAAGGAAAGCCCTATCGTCATCTTGCCATGTAGACGACCTGTAGCCTCCTACAAGCCCTCGGGGTGCATTTAGGTAGGGTAGGTATCCATCGTGAGACTTATTGCGTTCTACGCCCTCTCTGAGCGTTCTAGGGCTAGTATCGTAGTTAGAGTTCATTAGAAGTCACCTCTGTTTAATGGTTCTGCCTGTCCATGACGCGGATCGTCTAAATACTGATCCAACTCCACCTCGTCCAAGCCCTGATTCTGTTCTTGCTCTCGGCTGTGGTACAAGGCTTCCTCATACTCCCTGACGATTGCCGTGTAGGAGTCCAGCAGATTCCTTTTGGTTTCATTGTCTGCTCGGGAAAAGCTAATGACCAACCTAGCTGCTCCAACTTGAAACGCTGTAATTTCGATAAAATCCATTTTATGCTCCTAGCAAGATTGAGAGAGGTACGAAGTGAAGGCAATCGCCATCACCACAATAATTATTACGAGCCAAGGTGTAGGCTCGAATGGTGGTCGCTTTTGGCGCGGGAAGAACTCGTCATATTTGCTCATTTTGCATCTCCAGATTTGTGATCTCTCAGTCCCAGTGACCTCGATAACTAAGATATTAATCCTTCTATAATATATGTCAAGTTTTTTATCACGGGGGGTAGTGGGGGTGGGGGTAGTACCCATTTTCAAACTCCCTATAGGAAGAGGTATATATACCAATACCCAAGTTCCTATTCCCTATATAAGTTTATACTAACTTTCTATTACCCCCTATTACCCCCTATGCTCCAAACCCTTACCACTACTGGAGGTAAGGGTGGGGTATATGCGGGGGTAAATGACCCTAAAAGGGGATAGATTCATATCCCCCCTCACTGGAAGTATTACCAAGTTTGTCAAAATTATGAACCTCAATTGAGAGTTTTTCATTGGGAACTGCCGAAAGTAACTTTCCATGACTCTTTCTTTGCATACCCCCGTTCATTTTTTGAATTGCTCTACCCCCCACAATTGTTTCAAATTTTGACGGATTTTCCTTACCTATCCACCTCAAAACATCACTCGTTTGCATCCATCGGCAGTCGTTAGGGTCAAAATTAGCCCAGTCAAGGTGACTGGAAACCATCTCAAAAATAGGTTCAGGGGCGGTAAAACTTTCATTATGTCCATTGAGCATTGCCATTTCTGAATTAGTTAAATAGTGCTTTTCGCCACCCTTCCACAACACATAAAACTCAGCCCACACCTGCTGCATATCTAACTCGTGGGCGTGATTAATTGAAACAATTGGGATAACCCAAAACCTACTATTACCCGTATCGTCCTGCAAGAACTTTGACTCATTCACAGAGGCCGCAAATACTGTACGCCTAGCGTAGCGGCTTTCGGCAGCGGCATAAGGTCTACGCAATTCGTCCGTGTCCGATGTGATGAACGCCTTTAGTGCGGCAATGTCAGACTTCTTGAACGTAGCATCTAATTCACCTAACTCACTGATCCAAGAGGAAACTATCTGCTTAACCGAGTCCTTATCGTGAACATTCAATGCTCTACCTGTTTTAATTAATTCCATGTCCTTTGGTGCAAGCGCATCAATCCACCGCGTCTTGCCAGAGTATTGCACACCTTGAAATACCAACACACCACGAGCCATAATGCCATTAGGACTAAACGCCGCTGCAATAGCAGACACCGCCCAGCGCAACATTACGATACGTTTCATCTTGGCAGAGCATTTATCGGTATCCTCTTGAACCGTATCGTAAAAAGCATCAATTCTTGAAACACCATCCCACTGCTTTGAATTAATCCATTCGGTCACGGGATTGAACTGGTTACTATCAGCCAGCAGGGTTACAAAGTTTTTTATATTGGCGGTTCGCATCTCGACCTTGTGGCACTCAGACTGTAGCCACGTTATTGAAGCAGTCTTGCCATTGTCAATTGACCAACCCGCGTCAGGTATTAGAATTTCATCTTCCTTCTTGATGACGTTGTATCTGATCGTAACATTGCAGTTATCAGCAACGGCCCTGAGATTACCTATGGTTTCCAGCGGCAATTCACTCCCACTAATATCAGGCAATGCCCGTTTGTGTTTTGGCTTGAACAACTTACGCAATGGATCAGCGCGTAGAACTACGCCGAACTCAGAGAATTTGGTCTTTACTGCTATCTCTAACCCAGCCTGATCCACCGCCCCTATGGTCTTGTCGGCAGATATTTTGAACTGCACCAGCTTCTCAAGCGCGTGTTTATCCTCACAAGCATCAATTTGCTCAAGCCAACCCTTTGCAGTTGATACAACTCCCCCTGCCTGCTTAACGTGGTAGATAATACTAGCCATCGTGACTGGCTTATCACTACCACCAAAGGACTTCCACTTAGCCTTCATCTCGCCATCATCAAAGCGTTCAGCATCGAGCTTAGACCACGCCACCCACCGAGCAAAGCCCACCTTAGAGCCTAAGAACTGATGGTAGAGCGCCATGCCACACTTGAGCCATGCGTCATAGTCCAGCCCGGTAGCGGGGTATGCTGACAGCGTTGCATCTACCTCTACATCCGTTATGTCTAGGGGTAACGCTGCAACCATCGCGGAGAGGTCATCCAGCTCCTTAACTTTTGGTGTAGCTATAAAGTCAGGGACGGGATAGAACTCACCCTCACCCAGCATTGACCATACGTCAGCACCAGCAACCATCGATGGAGTGTACATAAGCTGATTAGGCTTGAAGCTGCACTCATCCAGAGGTATGCCAAGACTAGCACCCACAGAGCGAGAAAGTACGCGGTACTCATCGCCTGTGACCTCACGGGAGAGAGGTATGACTATTCGCAGTCGAGGGGAGGCCACAGTGTGGCTATGCGTGGAGTAAGCAGCGAAAGCGCAGTCGAGGTTCATCGTCAAAAGATACTCGATGTTGTCCAGCGTCATACCCGCGTTATCGACATCGAACGTCAAGAGCGTTCGAGCTATTAGCTCAGAATCCTCTCTAACATCACGCTGGAAGTGACCACCTACAAAGAACTTCTTACCCTTGTCACCCACCGCGTGGGTAGTTAACTTTGCAGATAGGTCAGACCACGCGATCTCTACATTTTTAACTTTTCCCTTGTTTTCACCGCCAGTGGCGATCTTCATCACGCACCTTCTTTATCAGGAGCAACCAGATATACTGCACGAAAAGCACTATTACCCATCGCCCGTTCAATCCTGATAGCCTGAGCTGGTGGGAAATACCCCGCCTTTACCCAGTGCGAAACGGAACCCTCTGTAACACCCAAAGCCTTTGCGAGTTTCCGCTGTGAGCCGTAATGTTTAATGATCTTCATCATTAGTATGTTTTGCATCTTGTTCTCCATAAGTTGTTTTGGAAGTAGAACTATAGCATAAGACAAATAAAACATATAAATTATTTGTCTTATGCTATAGTTCTACTTCCAAACCACAAACAAAAGGAAACTAAAATGACAATCGAACAACTACTCACCGCGCTAATCGCGTCTGTTGATGCCAATACAGCAGCAATAATCGCCCAAAAAGCACCGCCTTTGCCTGCTTCTATTCCGGCACTTGATAAAACTGTCACCGCCGAGGACTTGCAAGCCATGTGTACAACCATCGTGCGTAATGACCGCACCAAGAAGCCGCAGATCGTAGCGGCACTAGCTGCCTATGACAACGCCAAGATAATTTCGGACATCCCTGCCAAACATTACTCAGCGATCAAAGCAAAGCTGGAGGCGATCAGTGAACACTAAGGCACACGCTAGGTTCTCAGCATCAGGAAGCGCCAAGTGGTTTCTGTGCGCTGGATCAATCGAAGCCGAGCAGGGCTTACCCAACAAGAGCAGCATTTACGCCGATGAGGGTACAGCCGCCCATGAGTTAGCGGAGATATGCTTAACAATGGGCGAGCGAGCGTCTGAGTGGGTGGATAAACAACTCATTGATAACAATGCGGTTACTGTCACTCAGGAGATGGCCGACTATGTGCAAGTCTACGTTGACTACGTTAAATCTAAAAAAGGAATGGTGCTGGTTGAGCAGTACGTAGACTTCAGCCATGTCGCGCCGGATGGTTTTGGAACGTGCGATGCCCTCGTGATGGGTAACGACACTCTGCACGTGATCGATCTCAAATATGGGAAGGGTGTCCGAGTTGATGCTGAGAATAACACACAGGCATTGCTTTATGCCATTGGTGCTATTAGCAATCATAGCTGGATGGCCTTCAAAACCATTGTAATTACCATCGTGCAGCCACGCCTAGATCATATAAGTGAGTGGGAGTTAACCATTGATGAGGTTAACGCTTGGGCAGAGAGGCTTACGCAAGCGGCTGAACGGGCAGCGCAACCTAACGCACCGCGTACCCCCGGCGAGAAGCAGTGCCAGTGGTGTAGGGCGAAGGCAACCTGCCCGGCCCTAAAGGTCTACGCCGAGCAGGCAATGATGAGTCAGTTTGATGATCTGTCACCAGCCAACCCTGACACCTTGACCGACCAGCAACTACGGAAAGCCCTCGAGAGCAAAAAGTTGATCGTGAGCTGGCTGGACGCAGTAGAGAGCCTAGTCTCCGAGCGGCTAGAGTCAGGCAAATCCTTCGAGGGCTTCAAGATGGTCGAGGGTAGGTCGAACAGGGCATGGATAGATGATGATCGTGCAGCATCAGCCCTGAGTGATCTGCTGGGGTTGGATGCCTTCGAACACAAGCTACTCAGCGTTGCCAAAGCGGAAAAGGCGGTTGGTAAGGGTAACAAGGAGATAATCGACAGCCTCTCGACCAAGCCGCAGGGTACGCCAACGCTCGTGCCGGAGAGCGATAAACGACCAAGCTGTATCGTTTCCGCAAAAGACTTTGAAATAATAATTTAGTTCTGCTATACTTCTCTTGTCGGTTTCACAACGACATAAAAACCAAAATAAGGAAATTAAAATGGCAACTAAAATTAAAAATGTACGTCTCTCCTTCCCATCGTTATTCCGCAAGGCTTCGTTTCAAGGTGTTGAGACTAAGTATGAAGGCACTTTCTTGCTGGATAAGACCGAGCATCGTGCAGCGATTGATGAGATAAGCAAGGCTATTGCTGAGATGCTTAAAGAGCATAAGACCAAGCTCTCTCCCGACAAGATTTGCCTGAAGGACGGTGATGATGTCGAGTACGAGGGTTATGCTGGCACGATGACTCTGAAGGCAAGCAACAAGAATCGCCCCCTCGTTATCGGCAAGGACAAGTCACCACTGGCTGAAGATGACAATGTTATCTACAGTGGCTGCTACGTTGATGCGATAATTACTCTCTGGTTTCAGGACAACGGCTTTGGCAAGCGCATCAATGCCAGTCTTGAGGGCGTTCAGTTTAGGGGTGATGGTCAACCGTTCGGTGACGGTGGCGCTAAAGTAAGTGTAAGTGATTTTGACGTTATTGATGAGAATGACGAGTTTTAATTAATACCTCCCACCCTTCGGGGTGGGGTTTTTAACTTATAGGACACCCCTATGTTTATCCTCGATACCGAGTGCTTCTCGGACTATTGGCTTGTCTCAATGCTTAAACTAGAGACTGGCAAAATCCGTCACTTTGAACTTCACGACAGTTCAAAGCTCGACACCAAGCTAATTATCGGATTTTTGAAGTCCGACACAATCGTTACCTTCAATGGCAACAACTACGACCTCCCCCTGCTGAGTGCGGCAATGGCAGGCTACGACAACGCACAGCTAAAAGCCTTGAGCGATAGCATTATCGGCTCAAAACTCCCAAGCTGGTCGATCCTCAAGAATCATAAATTCGCACTACTAAAACTAGATCACATTGACTTGTTCGATGTAGCCATCGGGCAGTCCAGCCTAAAGATATACGGTGGTAGATTACACGCCGCCAAGATGCAAGACCTACCCATTGAACCATCAGCCTCGATAGCGGCATCAGATCGCTCCCTGCTGCGAGAGTATTGTGAGAACGACCTCCACACCACATCCCTGCTGTTTAACGAGCTACGGCCTCAAATTGACCTGAGAGCAAAGATGTCTGACAAGTACGGCATGGACTTGCGCTCTAAGAGTGATGCCCAGATTGCCGAGAAGATCATACTGGATGAAGTCAGCAGGGTGACGGGTACGCAATACAGCAAGACTGTCTACTCTGACACTGCTACCTTCAAGTACCTTGATCCTCAGATGGTGACTTTTAAGCGGGGGCAGTTAAATGAGATTTTCGTTAGGATTTTAGAGCATCCGTTCACGCTTGGTGGGAATGGAGCAGTTACCATGCCCGGCTGGTTGCGTGATACCAAGATCAGAATTGGAGATACCGAGTATCAAATGGGGATAGGTGGCCTGCACTCCTGTGAGAAGTCTAAGTATTTTTGTTCAGACAAAGATTATGTGTTATTTGATCTGGACGTTTCTTCGTACTACCCCAGCATAATACTACAGCAGCGGCTTGCGCCTAAAAGCATGGGTGCGCCGTTCCTCGCAGTCTATCAGCGCATCGTTACCAGTAGGCTTGCCGCCAAGAAGGCTGGCGATACCGTCACTGCCGACGTACTCAAGATTGCAGTCAACGGAAGTTTCGGCAAGCTGGGCAGTAAGTATTCGGCCCTGTTTGCCCCTGAGCTATTGATCCAGACCACGATCACGGGGCAGCTATGCCTGCTGATGCTGATTGAGCGCCTCGAGGAGGTCGGAGCTAGGGTTGTAAGCGCCAACACTGATGGGGTGGTGATCTACTGCCGCAGGGGTCTTGAGCATAAGTGCAAGGAGGTCGCGTTCGACTGGGAGCTAGATACCTCGTTCACCTTAGAGCGTACCGACTACAAGGCGATTGGAATCCGTGACGTTAATAACTATGTGGCTGTAAAGCAGGATGGCAAGACCAAAGGCAAGGGTGTGTTTGCACCAGCGAGCCTTGCCAAGAACCCTGATCGGCAGATCGTGGCTACAGCAGTTGCACAGTTATTGGCGAAGGGTACACCCATTGAGCAAACCATAAAGGACTGCAAAGACATTACGCAGTTTGTGACTATCCGCAGGGTGCAGGGTGGTGCGATCTGGCGTGATGAGAAGTTGGGTAAGGCTGTACGGTTCTACCACAGCAACGCGGTACACGCCGATCAGTACATCCACTACGCCACTAACTCTAACCGAGTGCCTAACAGTGCTGGTACACGACCATTGATGCAGCTACCCGCTGAGTTCCCAAGCGATGTTCACCACGCCTATTACATAGCAGAAGCTAAAAACTTACTAGGAGAGATCGGATGTTAGAAAAGACAATTGAAGCTGCCTTAATCAAGCGCGTGAAGGCACTGGGCGGTATGGCTGAGAAGTTCACCAGCCCGAACAAGCGAAGTGTGCCTGACAGAATAGTGACGTTACCCCTCGGCGTTATCATTTTCGTAGAGCTAAAAGCACCCGGCAAACTACCAAAACCGCTGCAACAGCGTGACCATGATATACGCCGAGGTCTTGGCTGTGATGTGCGGGTGATTGATAGTATCGAAGGTTGCAATGCTTTCCCGAACTGACCTCCACGAGTTTCAGCAGAACGCCATCTCCTTCATAAAGCGTGAGAAGCGGTGCTTGCTGGCGATTGAGATGGGTCTGGGTAAGACGGTATCGACATTGACCGCCATCTCTGACCTGCTTGACTCCTTCACTATACACAGGGTGCTGGTCATCGCACCCTTGCGAGTATCGAACTCAATCTGGAAGCAGGAGGCGGTAAGCTGGGAGCATACCTCACACCTGAAGGTGAGTATCTGCACTGGCAGTGAGCGAGAGAGACTTAGTGCATTGATGCAAACGGCTGACATATATGTTATTAATCGTGAGAACGTGGAATGGTTGGTACGAATAAGGTCTTGGGACTTTGACTGCGTGGTTATTGATGAGAGCGACTCGTTCAAGAACTCGTCAAGTAAGCGTTTTAAGGCATTGCGTAAGGTCATACCCGATACCACCCACATGATCCTTCTCAGCGGTACGCCATCACCTAGCGGCTTGGCTGACCTCTGGGCGCAGCTCTACCTAATCGACTTCGGGCAGCGGCTTGGGCGTACAGTAACAGCATTCAGACAACGCTTTTTTGAGCAGGATTACTTTGGGCATACATGGTCAATTCGTGAGGGGTCTGCTGCCAAAATCTATGAACTGCTTGCCGACAAGGTGTTATCTATGCAGTCCGCTGACTATCTACAGCTCCCCGACAGGATAGACCTAGTGCAGAGAGTTGATCTATCAGAAAAGTCGCTGCTGGCGTATCAGGACTTTGAAAAGACCCTGCTCTCAACCTTGCCCGATGGGGAGGAGGTTGAGGCGGTGAACGCAGCGGTTCTTGCAGGTAAGTTGTTGCAGTACGCCAACGGCGCGGTCTACACAGACGAGCATCGCAACTGGTCACTGGTTCACGACACCAAGATCGAGGCACTAGCTGAGATTCTTGAGGCGAACGAGGGGGAGAACATCCTTGTCGCCTACAACTTTAAGAGCGACCTAGAGCGACTGCAAAAGCACTTCCCGCAGGGGGTAGTTCTCGACAAGAACCCAGAGACCGTTAGCCGCTGGCAGCGGGGCGAAATACAGCTAATGTTTGCTCATCCTCAGTCTGCTGGGCATGGTCTGAACTTGCAGGCTGGTGGGTGTATTTCAGTCTGGTTTGGGATGTGCTGGTCGCTGGGCAACTACCAGCAGTTCAACGCTAGGCTTCACAGGCAGGGTCAAGGCCGACCTGTTCGCATAATTCACTTGATTGCTACGGGTACGATTGACGAACGGGTAATGGATGTGCTGAGACAAAAAGACGCAGTTCAGACTAATTTACTCAAAGCATTAAAAAGTGTTTGACTTTAGCAAAGCTAAAGACCATCCTATGCTATAGTGCAATTATTCATCTCCAGGTGAATGTATCGTGCGCGAAATAGCCTAGTGCTGACAAAAGTTTTGATGCTTAATTGAAACAAGCTATATTTTTTAGGAGATTAAAATGGAACACTATTACCCGGTAGGTGGACAGTATTGCAAGCTGACTGGCAAAGGCTCACTGGCAGGCATAGCCGATGACATCCTCAACATCAGTAAGAATCATAGAGAGAGAAAGGATCGTGAGGCTATAGCAAGGACAATGAGAACGGTCGAGATGCGCGATTACAAGCGCGAGAGCCGTGCCAAGCCCATCAAGCGTATGACGATGGCGATGCTGGACATCATCAAATATATCAAAAAATGGCCCGGCACTAGGCGCAGTGACCTGCTCAATAAGCCGCTGGGAGGCGATACAATCTCTCCATCTAGTCTTGGGGCTAGTCTAGCCGCCCTCGTCCAGCGTGGGATGCTTAAAACCAACGGCTTTACCCATAACCGCAGGTTCTTTGTAACAGGTGTCACAGATGATAAAAAATAAATTTATGAGACGTTTTAGCTACCACGAGTGGTTGATGATCGGCATAGCTGTTACTCCGATAGTAGTGATTCTAGTCATAATTGGGTATCTCATAGGACTGATGCTATAGGAGGTCAAATGGCTGAAATGCTAATGTGGTTGACCATGACGGTCTACTTTGAAGGTCGCGGAGAGCCTAGTATTTGTCAGCAAGCTATTGCCAGCGTAGCCTTAAATCGGATGACAGATGGAGACATTAAGAAGGTTATCTTAGCTCCTGCACAGTTCTCATGGGTGTCTGAGAAGCTAAATAATGGTGTACTAAAGCCAGAACACAGACCTAATGTTGAGTCAGTAGCATGGAAGAGAGCAGAAGAGTCTGCTAGGACTGCGATATACTCAGACGGTACATTTTTAGCCACTCATTTTCACGCTGTAACAGTCAATCCTAAATGGGGTAGGCCGTTCTATAAGACCTGTGGCGGCCACCACTTCTATCTATGACCAAATTTTGTATGCAGTGCAATAAGCCCGTCTATGTCATAGACAAAGACCTGAGCGCATGGAAGCCTATCTACAACAAGCTGGGTAAGGTAACTAGAAGGATTTGCCCTGCCTGTGCTGCTGGTAGGAAGAAGTTTGACTCTACGGGCGTGTACAAGAAGTAATTATATCAATTTATATACTAAAACGAGTATAACTACTTAATTAGCGACTGCTCTCTGACCCAAGACTGGAGGGCTGTGAGAGTGGTAGAGTTTTCGTGGCAGATACCGTAATTCCTGATGACTGTTTCGAGAGCGTCTGTAGCGGTAACGGTGGCCTCATCAGAATCTCTGGTGGGGTCGGGAAGTTCATTGTAGATGGCGCTGTCGTGCCACAACCTCCAATCAGCAGACAAAGTGCAAGTATCTTGTACATGAATCACCTCTTTAATTATCGCCCTGCTTGTTTTTTGCAAATCCTGTACTCTGTCCACATACCTTGTGACCGTTTGATCTGAAACCACTGCCTGTTTGATCCCTGTCTCAATAGAGTGGGCTTGCGCCTCGATTTGAGCCTCATAGCAAGACGATACTCCTAAACGGTTACCAACGTGTAGACCAGCAGAAAATAACGCAGCAGCGAGCGTTGTACAGATAGCAATTTTACTACTTAGAGATAGTGCCTGTAATCCAGCCCATATCATGGTTTGAATGTTCTTTTACCAGACAAAGGCTTACGCGAGGAAAGATGAAGCCAATTTACAGTTGATGCTGGCTCTTCTCTATACAAATCATACTTAATTAGTGCGTCTGGCTTTGCATCAAGCCACTTATCTAGGCACTGGTCATGATCCACTATGTCTATAGCCATCCCAAGCTTATGTGCTGACTTTGATGATCCTGTGGTAGATGTAGGAAGCCTAAAGCCGCCATCACCACCCTTAGAGCCTGAGACTAACGTACCTGTAACCTTATTAATCTCCGGCAATTTACCAGTGTCAGTTGTATACGCAGCTAGTAAGTTATTCACCCTGTATAGTAAAGTTAAAGCGTTTAGATTGTATTCATTAGGGTGAGGCTTATCACCAAAGTAGTCTTGCAAGGTAATCATTTTATGCCCTCAGAGGTGTAAAACCTAAGAATCATGTTGCCTGCACTACTAATAAAGACCATAACGGCATACGCTATCGGTGGGATAAACATGGAGAATGTTTGTGCAGCAAGTTCAATTATTGCCAGTATTAAGACTAATATCCCGTTCCACCAGAGCGTCTTAGACTTGCGCTTCTGTTTCACTTATCTGCTTTGGTGTCGAGTTTCTCAAACAGCTTCTCTAGCGTATTATCAATCTTATCAAACCTTGCTTCCATGTCATGTTTAAGATCGGACATATCCTTCTTCCGAACATAGTTCGATGGGAGACAGATCTCGATATCCTTAACATCAGACTTTAATCTCTCAACAGCATCCCAGAGTTGCCGAGCGAACCAACCTATTACAGCCAGCGCTGACCCAGCCAGTAAATTGATTATCATCTGACCGTCCATTTACACCATCCAAATAATTAGACCAACGATTAAGATAATAATGAGAACAGTTCTCTTTGAGGACTTGATAAGGTCAAGTGCATGGTCTACGGTGGAGTCAACCTTAATGATCTCCTCATCAATCTTGCCCACTACCTTCTTAGCTTTGTCTTTAATCATGCTGATAACGCCTTGAGTTCATCCAGCGTTGTAGCCTTATCTGCTAGTTTAGTAACGTCACGCAGTCTTTGTTTCTCTGAGATGATAATGGTGGTATCTCTGCCATCTTCTTGAGCGCGTTGATACTGTACGTCTAAGGCCGTTAACAGTGGAG